AAGAACTAGTTGGTGTATCTACATTTAAATTTACAGTAGATTTATCTGTTGAATAAGTAACAGTTGAACTAGCTCCTACAATAGCTTCATCAAAGAGATTATTCTTTGACATTACATTTTTAGAATCAAATATCGTTAAAGGATTAGAAACTCTTAGTCTACCAAATGCATCATAAGCAGTAGAGCCATCTCCACCACCAATTACAGTTGGTTCTACATTAACATTATTACATCCAGACATTAACAATTACTCCCCATATTAAACCAAGTAAATCTTTGTAATTCTTGTTTCAGTTCTTCTTGAAACGTATAATTTAATTGATCTTTTAATTGATCTATTGTTTGTACAATCTGTCTTTGATTATTAGGATTGTACTCAGGACTAGGTATAGGAAGTGTTACATTTATTTTAGCCATTATCTCATACCGTCAGGTTGTACATCTGCTCTAAACGTTCCATATCTCCAAGATTGTCCCGTAGATGTGTTTTCTATTTTCAATGCAGCAGCTCTACCTCTAGCTCGTGTGTCTACCTTTTGAGTGCTTGATGAAATAGTAAAAGGCCCTAATGAAGAAGACGCAGCAGTATCCGTAGGATAATCTTTTAAGAGAATAGTAATCTGTGCATTACCATCAAGCCTTTTGAAATCTGGAATAAATCTTCTAATTTTTGTAAATAACTCTCCGTCTCCACCTTGATGTAAAGTAAAATCTCCAGATTCAACATAAGCTAATATTGCTGTTGTTGTAGATCCTTCTACTTGATCGGTGCCTGTTTCATGAGCCCAATAAGTTGATGATCCATTTATATTAGTTACACCTTGAATAGTTGGAAAAGAGGGAGTACCTGTAGGGTTAAAGGAAGTTTGATAAGGAACATCAAATAAGTGAGCATCATTAGCTGATGTTCTTGCTAATGACATTGTATACCAACAATTTTCACCTTTGTTCCAAGTAACAGATCGATTAATTACACTGGAAGTAGCTGATGGATAATACCAAGTTACTTCACCATATAAACAATTGTTACCTGCATACACTAACTTACCTGAACCATAATTTAAACCGAGATCTCCAGGGTTGTTTGTAGTAAATACAAAGTCTTCTACACTACAGTCTAAAGTATCAACCGTTCCGTTAAAGTAATTAAATCCACCAGAGTCATCCATCCAATACACAATACCGTCTTTAAATTGCATTGCATGTGGTCCAATACATCCGCAGTTTGAACCAATCTTTCGAATACTAAATGTAAATGGAGCTCCGACAAATTGTAAAGTATAAGCTGCTGTATCTGTAGTAATTAAAATATAATCTTTTGCTCTTATCGCTGATCGTATTTCCGTTCCATCATCTAGTCTAAATGTTCCAGCAGTATTTACAGAAGTAGGCTCATAAGTATTAAAATCTTCTTGATCAGAAAAACGAATAAACATTTTATCTTGTGTAGAATTATTACCAATTGTTGTTTCTGTTCCTAAATGTATAAGATGTCTATCTTGGTCTGAAACTATCGTCATAATAGATTTAGTTGGTGCACCTGACATGATTGTTGCTCTTGTTGTTAATGCATTTGTATTATTTTGAAGTGGTTGCCAAGTAAATGTTCTGCCGTTAAAAATAGTTGCGATTAATATCTGTCCAAAGTTATCTAAGGACCAATTACCAGGTTCAATATCTGCTCCAGCTGCTAAGGATGCTTCTCCCCACCCTGTAAGAGCAGTTACTGCTGCTTGATCTAAATGAGATGCTGGAGTTGTGCTTTGAGAACCCCTAGTACACCCTGTTAAATCATTTCCTGAAACACCTGTATAAGCAATAATTTCAGAATCAATTAAAACAGACCCTGATGTTGGAAAACCTGTTGTACTATCTAAAGTAATGGTTGTAACAGAATTATTAATACCTCCGTTTAAATTTGCCTGTAAACTACTTTCACCACCCCATAAATCTGTTCCCCATCCATAACCTTGCGACTGACCAATAGGACCAACTAGTACATATCGATTAATCGTGGCTGCGCCATCAGCCGTATTATCAGCTGTCGCATTTGCTGCCATAGTAATGGTAAATTCATTTGCACTTACTCTTGAAGTAACTTCAAATGTTTGGTCTTCAAAGTTTCCTGAAGTATATCCTGCACCTGTTGGTGGTGTCACCGAAGTAAAGGTAAATAAATCTCCCTGTTGTAATAAGTGTCCTGTTAGATTAACAGTTACTATAGCTGAGCCATTAGTTGTATCAAAAGTTGCTCCTGTTTGAGCTGTCTCTAATGGTGTAATATCATAAAAAGCATTTTGGTAATAAATATTTAAAGTTCGTAACGATGCAAGACAAGCATAAACTCTACCATCTAAATCTGTCCATTGGTGTTGAGCCCTAACTACCCCACATAAAGTATTAGAGGTAATTTTTTCCCAACCACCTATTTTTTCTGGTAAACCTGAACGAAAACGCACAAAATCACCATCCACATACTGTCCTTCTGCAGCTGTATCGGTTATTTGCTTATTATATCCAGGTCTTATGTTAATTAAATTTAATGGCATTCTGCTATTATAACTTATAACTACCCTAAGTGAAATAGCTTGATTGTAGGCCTATTTTTGTTAAAGTACAACGCAGAAATACATAGGATATCCTTGTTTATGAAATTAGTATATAATCTAGAAAATAAATTGTTTTATATACAAAATTTCTTACCTAATCATGAATATAAACGTATTCATAACGATATTTTTAAACATTATAAAAAATTAGACCACATAGAAAAAGCCTCCAAAGCATGGCCAGCATTTTTGTTACAGAATTTAGAAACACCCGAAAGAGTTCAGATTAATGAAGATTATTTCAAATTCTATAAAACACTATTACTACATCAACCTTTTATAAAAATAAAAGATGTCGATGCAAAATTTGAGTTTTTAATTCATAGTATGAAAAAAAATTCAGGGATTCACTGGCATTCAGATGGCCATGTGGAATATGGAATTACTTACTATTTAAATAAAAGATGGAATGAAAATTGGGGAGGAGAATTTATGTTTACCCACAATGGACAAAATGGATATATCCCTGTAGTAGGAAATTCTCTAGTTATTGTTAAGACTCCTTTACTACATAAAGTAAATCCAGTATTAATAAATCATACACCAAGACTTACAATACAGAATTTTATTAAATAATTATATGAACGACATATTTTACTACGTAAGAAAATATAAAATAATACCAAGACAAGTTTGTCATGGTTCTCTTGAATTTTTAAAAAAAGAAGCATGGGAACCTCATCTTTGGTATGATCATGGAAAACAAGAAAGTCATAATAGACCAGAGGATTTGAATATCGTATTTAATAATCAACTTGCATCTAAAATAGAACCTTTTGTTAGTTTAGCTGTGCAATCTTATCAACAAGAGTTTGGACATTTAATTTATGAAAGAACTCGTCTTAGATTTAATAGATATGAAGTAGGACAAAAAATGGATCATCACTATGACCATATTCGAGATATATTTGACGGAGAAAAAAAAGGTATTCCTGTGCTAACTATTTTAGGAATATTTAACGAAGATTACGAGGGAGGAGAACTTGTCATTGCAGATAAACATATAAAAACAAAAGGTGGAGATATTTTAGTATGGCCAAGTTGTTTTTTGTATCCGCATGAAATTAAAAAAGTTACAAAAGGCACCCGTTATTCTTTTGTTAGTTGGGGTTATTAATGATTACACTTGATGCAATAAAAAAAGAAGAAAACTATTCACATAGTTTAATGGTTACTTATCCTAGAAGTGTTCAAATATCTCACGGTGTTTATGACAATATAGTAGATATGCATAATATGTGTGTTATGATTTCTCAAAATATAGACAAGACAGAATTAACTAATGTTCATGGTGGTAAAACTGCATGGGGATTTTTTAATGATAAACCAGAGTTTACAAGATTTATAGATTACGTAGTTCAAAAACATCAAACCTCAAATCCATTTTTTAATAAACAAAATTGGTATGCTAAAAATGTAACATTTGATTCTTGGGGCAATGAAATTAAAAAAGGAGATAGTGTTGCAATGCATATCCATAATCACCATCATTTAATTTTATATTTAACAGAAGGTGCTCCTTTAATTTTACCAGAACTTAAAATAACTATTACGCCAAAAAAAGGAGATTATTATATATTTCCACCTTACATATTACATGGTGTTAATAAAGTTGAAGAAGAAACCAATACAAGATACTGCTTAGTGACGAATATTATAGATCAAGGAGACTGGAAAAAAAATAAATTAATTAAGGAGACTACTGATGCAAGAGAGAAAAAGTAATATTAAGGATTTTATTGGTGTTTACGATGGATATATTCCAGAGGAAGCCTGTGATCAAGCTGTAGAAATGTTTAAAAGGTATAGTGAATTTAATAAAGTATTTTCAAGATTTAGTTCTGAAGGAGCAACTCAAGATTTTAAAAATGATAAACAATTATTTTGTACAGCAGATGTTTTAACAGATCAGGAATTTAATGTTAACAAATTAAAAACATTAATGGTTAATTTTGATATGGCATTAAGACATTATTATACAGAAACTAATGTTAAAAAATATACTGCAGAAAATATTATTACAGATTATGTTAAAATTCAAAAAACACTACCTACTCAAGGGTATCATGTTTGGCACGTTGAACATGGTGAAGGTAGAGAAAATGAAAAAAGAATTCTCGTTTATACTATATATTTAAATGACGTTGAAGATGGTGGAGAAACTGAATTTTTATATCAATCCCAAAGAGTTAAACCTGTTAAAGGTAGAATTGTTATATGGCCAGCTGGATTTCCTTATGTACACAGGGGTAATCCTCCATTAAGTGGAGAAAAATATATTCTTACTTCTTGGATTAGTTACAGATAATTAAGGTCTTGGCCCTAATCTTGCAATTTT